GGGCGAGGCTCAGCGCGAGAAAAAGGATGTCACAGGCGATACGCGCAATACAATTACATCGACCCTGGAAAAAGCACTCCCTCAACTCATTAATGCTGTGCTTATGGCGTATGATAATATGCTTGGTTCTGCACCTGAGAAGCATGATATAACCGTCAGCTTCGGCGAGTACGGTGCTCCGGACTTTGACAGTCGAGTTGAGACTGTCGGAAAGGCTGCGACCTATGGCGTTATGTCAGTAGATACACAGGTGGACGAGCTCTGGGGCAGCTCCAAGGATGACGAATGGAAATCTGAGGAAATAGCAAGGATCAAGTCAGAGAAGGGACTGCTCACAGCTGACGAGCCCAGTATAGGCGGTGCATAATGCTTGGTATCAGCGGTATCGTCCGCATATTCGAGGAGATAGAGCAGCGTCTTGTTAAATCTCTGAAACGTAACCTCGGACGACATAAGGAAGAGGAGGAGCAGGAAGGTTTCAACTGGTCTGCGTGGCAGGCAGAGAAGCTCAGAGCGCTTGAAAAGTTCCGCCGGGAGAACGCTTCGATCATGGCTGAGTACACCGAGCAGATAGACGCTGAGACACGTCAGATAATGCAGGAGCAGTTCGACGAGGGAGTGAACGGCGTTGACGTTCCGCCGGCAGAGGAACAGCCTGCTTTCTTCGGCGTTGATACAACAAAGGTAAATAAGCTCATTGAAGATATGTCGTATCTCGAAAAGAATGCTGAGACGGCTGCTCTGCGTATGACTGATGATGTTTACCGTCAGACAGTGGGCCGTGTGCAGCTTGCAATGAGTACCGGATCCATGACATTGCAGCAGGCAATTGACACCGCCGTGAAGGACTTCCTCGACCAAGGCATCAACTGCATAGTCTACCGGGACGGCAGGCGTGTGAATATCGCAGACTACGTCCGCATGGCTCTCCGCACTACAGCGACCAGAGCAGCACTGCAAGGCAAGTCTGCCAAGTACAAAGCTCTGGGCTATGATACAGTGCAGGTCAGCAGCTACGGTATGTGCAGTGAGACCTGCAAGCCGTGGCAGGGGCGTATATACATTGAGGATACGTTCAGTTTTTGGGACGGTGAAGTCAGGGAGCAGGGTGGCATACTCTGGGGCAAGTCCAATTACTGCGGCAAGTGGTTCCCACTTCTGAGCAGTGCCATTGAAAAAGGTCTGTTTCACCCGAACTGCCGCCACTCCATAAATCTCTGGCGTGACGGTGATCCGCTCCCCGAAAGCGTGGACAACTCCGACAGTGAGCGCCGTTACAAGCTTGAACAGCAGCAGCGAGCGCTTGAACGTGAGATCAGGAAGGCAAAGCGCAAGGTCGAGGGGTTCACTGATCCTGCCAACATCAAGAAGGCAAAGGCAGACCTTAGAAAAGCCCAGAAGGAGCTCAAAGACTTCATCAACAAGGTGAACGCCAACGAGAGCGAGACTGTTCTCAGGCGTGATGAGGGCAAGGAGAAGGTTTATGAAGTCTCATCAGTAAATATCCCACAGCCTGATGAAAAAGGGCAGAGTTATCGTCCTGTCGTTCTTAATGAAGATGACGAGGTCACAACTACTCGTGATTATGAAGTCAAGGCTCACAAGGCTGAAAATACTCAGAATGAGGTTTACGTTTCTGAGAATGTTGACATTAAACCTAAGAAGCTGCATCAGATAGATAGGCATATTTCGGAATCTATTGAAAAAATAGGAATTACTGACAGAAGTAATTTGCCGAATATACTTGTTGTCAGTCGAGAGGATATGGCAACAACGGACGTTGCTGTATATCGTGCGATTGAGAATCAACTGCTTATTTGTGAAGATATGGCTGTTTATAAGCCGCAGGATATGCCAGGAGTAATGGAGCAGCTTTCTTGTAGTGAAAATGATTTGAGTTCTTATATTCATGAACTCTATCATTGGATTGATGCAGAAGAATTCAGAAGCAAATACGGAGCTGTTACAGTCGAGAATTATGATGATTATGTAAAGTTCATCAATAACAAAGCCAAGAATAGACTTGACAAATTGACTGATAAAGGATATAATATATTTGTAAGTAATTATGCCAAAAGAGAATATCGGAAACACAAGTTTTACGAAACTTATACGGAGTATAGGGTCAATGAACTATTGAGAGGAGTGATAGAATGAGGGTACTTATGACACCAGAGATTGCAAAACTGTATGATGAGGTTAAACCGTATCTTGATGAGCATTATGACCTTGTTCCTGATGCTCCGGAAGATATAAAAGCGAAAAATGCAATGATAGATGCATATATGGATGCAGAATATCAAAAAAATGAAAAAATGAACAGATAAAAACCGCCCAGCAATGAGCGGTTTTCTTATACCCATTTGAAGGAGGTGAGGAGAATGTATAAGAGGAGAGAGTTCAATAAAAGTGAGGTAGCATTGAGCAACGAAATCAAGTCAAAGCTCATTGAAGTTGAAGGACTGCTCGATAAGCTGCCGAACTGCCGTGAAAAGAGCATTGCTTTAACTCACATCGAGGACGCTATGCTGCACAGCAACCTTGCAATAACCGAAACAGGTATTACGGAGGAATAATATGGATCTGAAAGACACGATAGAGCTCATGCAGTCCGAGGACTACAAGGAGCGCTTCAAGGCTGAGTATTATCAGGTGAAGATAAGACTTGAAAAGCTGGAAGCCATGCTCGGAAAGTGGGACAACGGAGAGCTGGACTTCACACCGACTTGTCCGAGAATGATCTATGACGGGCAGGGACAAGATCTTTGATGCAAACTATTTCGGCTGTAAAGCTGCAAAGGTTCCCTGCGGAGCATACTGGTACAGCTATGCAACGTCAGAGGATGAAGCACGACAGGAGGCGGCGACCTGTCTCGATATACTCAAATACGATCAGTTCGAGTACCCGATATACTACGACGTCGAGGAGCAGCGCACACTCGCTCTCGGAAAAGAAAAAGTGAGCGCTATCATAAAAGCTTTCTGTGACGTGCTTGAAAAGGCAGGGTACTTTGTAGGTCTCTATATGTCAGCTTATCCTCTGGGTAATCTCGTGAGTGAAGAAGTGCGGAGCAGGTATGCTGTCTGGGTGGCGCACTATGGTGTAATAAAGCCGTGCTATTCGGGAGCATACGGCATCTGGCAGAAATCCAGCACCGGCACGGTACTGGGTATCTCCGGTAACGTGGATCTGAACGAGGCATACGAGGACTATCCGACTATTATCAAGGCTGCCGGGCTCAACGGATTCAGCAAGCCGGAGCCGGTCCCACAGGTTAAGCCTCCCGAAAAAAGAAAAAAGCTGTGATTCTCATCATCGACGATCACACTTATACCGGGCTGCTGGAAGAGCAGTGAAAAGACTCCCCTCTGACACATATCAGAGGGGATTATATCTTTTTGTGTATCTTCGGCGTGTCTCAGGGACTTTTTTAAGTATCTTTTATGGACCATTAATTATACAGAAATAATACCAAAATAAACTTGCAATAGCTCCAAGGTTTATGTTAGAATACATACATGGTTGATAGGCAAACAGGATTTGCTTATTAATTCAATATATTATTTCCTATACATAAAAATGACAAAAGAAGGAGTAACAAAAATGATACCTAATAAAACAAAGCACGAGAATGAATACTATTATCTGAACAATAGTATTAATGACAACGAAACTACATCAGAGCAAATGGAGGTTGCAGTTATAAGGTTTGTTCAAAGCTTAGGAATAAGACCTAATTTATCAGGTTATCAGACGCTTGTAAAATCAATAATGCTGTCACTAAGATCTCCGGAACTGCTGGATTCTTTTTCAAAGAAACTATATCCAGAGGTAGCAAAGGAGTTAGGAAAGTCTGTCCAAGCTGTAGAAAGGAATATGTGGAGAGCAATAGAATCTGCATACACTTATGATCCGGAGCGGATAAAATCAGTCTTTTATTATAAGGTGGACAAGCCTTTTATTTCCGAAGTTATTACCATAGGAGTTGAATCCATAAAGTATAAAATCAAATTGAATGATCGGTCATAAAGATGAAACACGGCATTGAGATATATCCTCTTTGCCGTGCTTTTGTCATATATATAACTAATGCGCTGATTCTTCTGTGCCGATATCAGTAAGAAGTCCCTTGACCTCTCCGTATGGCATAGCGTACCGCTGGTTAAGGTAGCGGAGCGATGCAGCTAATTCACCATCCGGTCCGCCAAGCACCTGATAGATATAACAACTTAATCACAGTATCTTGTAGTGAATTTCAATAACGCCCCGGGGTTTGACATAGGTAATATGCTCGATGAAACTGCAAATAGCCATATTTTTTACAGGGCCTCCGGTCTGAGGATCGTCGATAATAGCAAGCCCAGATTCAATACGCTGATACAAATCCTGTTGGATCTCGGCAAGCGTTCTGGTGGAGACAGCATTAAGCTGAGAGGTAAGCTCTTTGATTCTTGAGGAGATTTTTTCTTTATTGATTTTGTACTCCTGAAGGGAGTCGACTCCGGCTTCATATGCTTCACGTATTCTTTCAAGTTTCTTCTGTTCTTTCTCCAGCATAGCGTTAATGGCCTTGGACTTATCATCAGTCGGAGCAGGCTTGATATCTACAGATGACATGAAAGACATATCCCGGAAGTCCTGACGGATCTTCTCGATTACTGTGGGATTCAATTTCTTTAGCAAGACGCCGTGAGAGACGTTACAGGTTCCTCGGGCGTAATTATGGCACTGTAAGCTCTGGGTTGCTTTCTGGTAAACAAGTGTAGCTCCACAGTTGCTGCATCTTACCATTCCTTTAAGCATAAATTCAGCAGGAGCCTGACGGGAGTATTTTCCGTAAGCTTTTTTTGTTTCCTGCCTCTTGGACTGAGCTGCTGCATAGGTCTGGGAATCAATAATAGGCTCATGGTGTCCGTCAACAATGATAGTGTCTTTAGATTCATGGAAACGGTCGAGAGCGTCACGGCCGTTCTTGTTCCGGCGTAACTTTCCGAGGTAGGTCACATTTGTGAGGATATATTCCACAGAGCGGTTATCAAACTTATTTCCTTTGATTGTTCTGATTCCCATGTCATTGAGCTTGGAAGCAATCTGCCGGGCTCTCATACCGCTTATGTAGTCGCTGAATATCATCCGGACTACCTGGGCATTTGTCTCGTCAGGAACGAATATGCCGTTCTCCATACGGTATCCAAAGG